GGTGACGGGCTGGACGGGCTTCATGCGGCGGCCCTCCGCTGTTGAGCGGCGCGCATCCTTGCCTTGGTCGCCTCTGATTTAGGACGCCCTTTAAGGGCCTCGCTGATTTTCGCGCGCGCATCCAGTGGAACTGGCCGACCGAGATTCGCCGCGCGCAGCTTCTCCTTTGTCTCCTCACTAACCACACGCCCCGCTGCAGCGGCTCTCATCTTCTCAATGGTCTCAGGCGAGTTCTTTCTCCCCAAGTGAGCCACGCGCATTCGCTTCAGCATCGCCGGGCTCGTCCGCACCAGACGCATCTTCTCTCGGGTTTCGTCCGACCTCTTGATGCCAGTAAGGGCGGCCCTGATTTTCTCCCTAGCAACGGGCTTAACCGGCATTCCAAGTGAGTTCCCGGCAGTAGGCCGGACGTTGAATCCTCCTTTGACCGTCCCCCAACCATCGATCACGCGCTGCTCATAGAACAACAGGTCACCCGGAGCGCAGACTAAGAGGACATCAAAGCAGAACTTCACGGCGCTGCCAACATAGGCACGGCCAGATGCAGCGTGTGAAATCTTGTAGATGCCCGCGTCCATTAGCTCATTCCAAAGCTTGGTGCGGCCTCGCTTGAGGTAGCGACGGCCTCCGCGCCGGTCTTTGCAATTTCGGTTCCGCGCTGCATGAGATCGAGAAGCTTGGCCTGCTGCTCTTGTGCTCGCTGATTTGAAATCAGCCGCTCCACTTCCGCCTCTGTACGCAGCCAACCGGCGGGAGAAACTGCATGCAACACGTCTCGCGTCGCCTTTTGCCCATCTACGATATACGCAGTGGTCGGGTCCAAGGCTTGAGCCGCCGCAACAATTTGACCTGCTTCGAGGAACATGCCCGCCTTCGCCTTCTCAGACGCCGACTTGAGCGGGCTCTCGAACTCGAACTTGCGTTCCAGTCCCATCAGGGAACGCGGCAAGGCTTGGCGCATTTCCGGGCTGTTGCGGAACAGAAGCTCGAACGTGTCCTCACAGAGCCAGCCGTTATAGTCCGTCTCGACCGGCTCAAAGAGCGGCAGGGCGTTGCGGATGTACTCCTGCACCCTTTGGGCCACCTCATAGGCCGTCATATCCGGGCCGCCGACCGGGGGAAGATCCAGCTTGGACAGGAACACGGCGTCCTTCAGGCCGATGCGGATGTCGCGGACCAACTCCAGGGCGAAGGCGAGGCCGGTCTTGTCCTGCGTGATCGGCCGCAGGGCCTCGCCCAGCCGCTCGTCGTATTCGTTGCTGACCCACGTTTGCCCGCCGGCATACAGCGCGACATCGGAGCGGATGGCGTCTTCCGTGGCGATGACCGGCGGATTGACCGCCTTCTCGCCCGCTTCCAGCAGCACCAGCGTCACGGCCTGCAGCAGGCGCGCATCGGGGAGCGCCGCGACCATGGCAGCGGAATGGGCGTACTGCGAGCCGGAAACCGTCTGCCAGCGCGGGATGACGTAGCCCCGCGTCCACTGGCCGACGCATTCCATTTCGAAGTTATCGTTGTCCACGTCGATGTAGAGCGACACCCACGGCTGCTTGATCTCCTTGCCGCCCGGCATTTCCCGGTAGAGATCGGAGGGGATCACGCAGTGCCAGATGTTGACCTCGCCGAACGGGTCTTTCTGGACCTTCTCCTGAACCTTGCGATGCACCTTCTTGAATAAGCGCGTCAGGTCGAGCGGCGTCGGCTTGTCCTTGCGGTAAATCGTGTCGATTTGCCCGGTGACGCCTTCCTTCCACGCCATATCGCGGAGGTGGCGGTTGCGGTACAGCAGATGCGGTATGCCGCCGTCCTTGGGGCGGTACAAGTCGAGTTGGATCGCCGCCTGCCCGAAGGTCACATAGTCGTGGTCCGCCTCACGGGCCGCCCGCACGAAGCCCGCATTGCGGTCGTACATGGCGTTGCGCTGAAGGTCCGTCGCCCAATCGAGATACTGGCGGGCCTCGGTATCCTCCTTGTCCGGCCGGCTGGTGCGGTTTTTGAACCACGGCTTAGCCGTCGTGCGCAGCATCGACGAGAAGGTATTGCCCAAGTCCCGGCGCGCGACGATCGGGTACGATGTCATCAGGTGCCCGGCAAGGTCGTCGCCCATGTTGCGGGTAACTGTGAAGTCGCTACGCTCCGGATAGAACTGATCCGCCAGCTCCTGAAAGTAGGTCATCAGGTTGGGCCGGTCGAACAGCTTGTCGCCCTGCTTGCGCACTTCCTCGATGAGGCCCATGCGGGAGACGGAGTCGGTGCTGGCGTCGAGCGGCATGGCGCTAACCCAACGTCTCGCCGTCGCCCAACACGGTCGAAACCCGTGTGGTGGCGTTGGCGCGTGCCTTGGCGTTCTTCTTCGTCTGCTCGCGCTTCTGGGCTTCCGGGTCCGCCTGCGGCATGACCGGAGGCGTCGGAGGCGTCGGAGGCGACTGCATTGCCGGCATGCTGGGCCGACCGCCGAATAGACTTCCCATAGCTATCTCCTCGTCCGACGCGCCGCCTGATGGCCCAAGACCACCTGCGGACGCCTCTTGCCCATGGCGGCGAACCCGCCCTGAATGTTCGACTGCTTGAGGCCCGCGCTCCAAGCCATGACGAGGGCGTCGCCTTCGTTGGGGGAGCGGCCGAGCTTCTCGCACACGTCTTCCTTGCTCAGTGCCTTGACGGCCATGCCGCCGGACTGGCTCACGATTTCAAATGTCACCGCCGTCAGGTCCGCCACGAGGCCCTGCCCCGGAGGCAGCGCGATCGGTGATCCGCCCGGCTGGTCCGGGTCCAATGCCTCACGGAAGCGCCACAGGACTTCCGTGCGCTTGTTCCGGAACATCAACTGCCGGTCTTTGGTGCGGGCCGACGAGGCCGACGCGCCCTTGTGGCCTTCGACATTGCAGCCGTTGGCCTTCAGGTGTTCGAGGATGCCACCGCCGTAGCCGCCACCCATGTCCACGATGACCTTGGCCTCGTCCCGGCGATGGCTGATCACGATGCCGGCCTGATAGGTGCCGAGCCGGTCCGGGGGGATGGACGAGCCCGGCGTCTCGATGAGAGGCGCGAACCAGCCGTCATGCCGGGGTGCAATCACCATGGGATCGTTGCCGCCGCCCGAGGCGTCCACGCCCATCGCACACATCGGCACGCCGGGAGGAGGCGTCGGAAGCCACCGCTTCTGAGCCGCCTTGATCCAGGCGGTCGGGATCATCTGGTCGGCCGCGTCCTGCACGCCCGCGCCGAAGTCGCCATAGAGAAGCTGCGAACGCAGGGGCTCAGGTAGGGATTGCAATGTCGCGCGGTATTCCGGCGTATCGCGGGCCGGGTTGTCCTTCAGGCTGGCCGGGATGAACGTGTAGGACTTGGCTGTATAGGTCTCGCCGGCAATCTCGTACTCGCCCGGCCCGTCGACCCAATTGATCTGCGTTTGACCGTTGACGGCGACATGTACCGCCCAACGCAACTCACCGGGGCGCGCTCTGTCGGGGAATGTGTCGTCAATCCACGGGGCAAACCACCTTGCAAGCCACTGACCATCTGACGATCGAGGCGGGTTCGAACCGATGATGACGCGGGTCCGTCTGCCCGGCGAGGCACGCAACCAAGCCGTGATCGATGCCACTTGCGATTCAAGGAACTCGCCGCCTTCGTCGAACGCCATGTAATCGCGCTCGCGGCCGGCGTGAGCCATCCAGTCGTCCGCCGCGTTCATACCAGCAAGCTTTAACGTCTTGCCGGATTTCCACGTCCACTCAAGGTCTTGGCCGTTGAACTGCGCCGCGTTGCCGATCAGACGCTTGCCTTCCTTCTCAAGGCCGTCGACCTGGGTCCGCTGGCGTCGGAAGATGATCCCCGACTCGGCCATATTCACGCCCCAGCCGATCTCCAGCATGGTGTTGTGCGTCGGGATCATCGTCCGGCCGCAGAGGTACATGTGGTTCGGGCTGTCGACCTGAATGCACTGCATCGGCACCGGCTCGATCGGCGTGGCGCTTTCAATGTAGCGGACGCCATGCGTACCCCGGAATCCCCCGCGCTTCTGCCTGATAAGCTTGCGCGACAGGCGGAAAACGGGATGCTCCGTCAGGAACTTGACGCGCCACTTCGGACCGATGGTCCGCCCATCCAGCGTGGCGACGCCCTCGACCATCTGTGCCTTGATGCCAAGCGACAGGATCAACTCATGCACGCTGTCGATCAACACCTTGCGGGTCAGGGAGACCTCGCACTGTCCGCGAGTGTCGCAGTAGCCGTCCGTGTCCATGATGCCTTGCAGCAGGGCGAGACGCTGATCGAAGGACGCGCGAAGGTAGGTCGTCGGAATGTGCTTATTGCCTAGAACGCCCAGCCGCCGGAGCTGGACTTGTAAGCCCAGCACGCCGCGCGTCATGGCATTCGACCGCGAGGACAGCACATAGCCGCCATTGGCGACCTGCTCGAAAACTTCCTCATCCAAGCCGGTGATGGCCCCGTTCACGGTGTGCCCGTCACCCAGCCACGCACCGAGGACGTAGGGATCAATTGGCAAGTCCGCTTCCGGGAGGTGCAGTGGACCAGCAACCTTGATCGAATGATTGAGGCGCTTCCCACCGCTGACCTTCAGTGTGTCCGCGATTTCCTTCGTTGTGCGGATACCCGACAAAGGGAGGTTCCGGTCGGGATGGACGCGCTCCCTATTGATGCGGGAGATTGACGCGCTCGCCCAAGGCTTTTGGGAGACAGCCACGGCGCGGCTTGGTCGGGCTGCCCGACGCGCCGCCTTCCATTCCTCGCTGCAGCGCAACGCGCGATCCCGTTCCCTGTGGGTACTGGTCACCCATTGGTGACGCGCGCCCGCGACAATCTCGGACCCATCCGAAAAACACAGTAGATACGTATCCTCAGTCTGGATTTCCGACTTGAAGGTGACCGTGCAGGGCTTCCCGTCCTCGTCGAATACTTGATCGCCGACGCGCAGGTCGCCCATCGTCGACCAGCCGAATGGCGTCGGGATCGGCGTGTCCAGCTTTAGCAGCTTGCCGCCGCCCGCCTGCCCGCCATAGAGCAGCACGTCCGCGCGGGATGCGTAGGCATCGGTCTGTGGCCCGACGTTGGCGATAAATGGCTTGTCACGCACGGCCCGCCGGACGCCGTTTTCCGTCTTCTTGTATTCGTCCGGCGGAAGCGCATTGAGGGTCGCCAGGATGTCCCCCAGCAAGCCACCTGCAACCGGTGCGGGCGCCACGCCCATCACGCAGCCTTCTCAGCGTCGGCGGCGTCGTACAGGAAGCAATCCGACAGTTTCCCGCGGTATTCGTGTGCGCCCCAATGGCCTAGCTCCGCGTGCGGATCGACCCAGATGCGGCCACCGAGCTTTCGCCAGCGTCGGCAATAGCTGAAATCCTCGCCCAGACGCTCGCCTTCCGCCTCGCTGTCGCGGTCGATCATATCGAGGAACAGCGCGTATTGATCGCTGCCGTCGCCCGTCTGGTATTTCAGGTCCGGATAGGCCCGGCACATGCGCTCTATGCCCTCGCGGCTCAGGCACACGAAGGCGAAGCCAACGTCGCGCACTTCCATGAAGCCGGTGCGATGATCGAACACAGCGGCGCCCTGCAGCACGTTGCAGGCGGGTTGAGGCGGGTTGACCTTGCGCATGCCGACCACGGCAGAGAAGTCGAACCCCGACGCGAGCAGGGCCATGAACGTCTCAGGCTCCCACGTCATATCGTCGTCGATCCAGAACATGTGTGTCGCGTTGGTCTTCATGGCCGACCACAGCACGCCCTCGCGGGCCTTGCCGACGTGGCTCCCGCCGTCGCGCTGGACCTGCGTCCACGGCACGCCGTGCGCGTCGAGCAGGGCTTTGGTCGCCTCGAGGCAGCGGATGAAGGGCTTATGGATCATCATCTGATCCGCCGCAGGGATGCAGAACGCCACGCGGTGCGTCGCGCCGCTCACGGTGGCCAGTTCCATACCGGTAAACGCAGCCACCCTCGCCGCCATCGCAGGCCATTCATTCGCGCGCCATTCGTGGAAGCGGACGCGATCCTGCTCGAAGTCAGACGATCCACGGACATACGTCGCGTCCCGCTCGACGCCGCCATAGATCGGGTGGCGATGCTCGATGGTCACGTCGGCGACCGGGACGATCAGCCGGAACGTCGCCCCGACCAAATCCCAAACGTCATCCACGAAGTTGTGGTTGAAGCCGTCCGGGGCGATCCCGCCCATGGCGCGCACCAGATCGCCGCCAATGCAGACGGCCGAGCGCATCTTGCCCGGCCAGCCGAACCCGCCGCGGGGATTGGCGAAGGAGCCGCTACCCGCCGCGGCGACCATCTTGTCATCCCAGCCGGGGGTCTGCGGGATCAGGTCGTCCGACAGGACGCCGTAGAACGCCTCATCCGGGTATTCACGCCAGACGTACCGCCACGCATCGCAGACGCGAGAGCCGGCCGGGATGTAGCGCACTGGCCAACGCGACATGGCCGCGTAATCGGCGCGGCGAGGATCATCCTCATTGACGAGGACGATCACATCGTCCGGCATGCCGCCCGGCGCGTCACGAAGGGCGCGCAGGGCCTCCGGTCGACCGTATGACGGAAGGAACCAAGCCATCCGGCCTCCTACAGGTAGCCGACCTCAAGGACGTCGCAGAGGATGTCGCTGGCCGAGCCGGACCCCGAGGTGGCGGCGAGCGAGATCGTGATATCGGACGTGTCGGTCGCGGTGTCGGTCGTACTGGCCAGCGCGAGGTGGGTCGAGCCGATTATGCCGCTGGTCAAGGCGCGCTGCGTGCTGGACCCGGTCTTGTAGTACCGGCCTTCGAGCATCCAGGCATCGCCACTGTTGGTGACGCTTGAGGTGGTGATCGAGACGCCGCCGATCGTGAGCGTGGCGCGCTTGTTCCGGTCGTTGCCGGCGAACCGGCCGAACGCCTTGACGTACACACCCTGACTCGCAGCCGCGAGCGAGCCGCCCGGCAGGCTGTACGACTTGAGCGTGACAGCTGTCGTGGTCGCCGTGTTACCGGCCGCAGCGGCGGCGACATTCAGCGGTGGGCCGACCGGGTTGCCATCGAGGCGGAGGTGCCCCGGTGCGAGGCCGATGCGCTTGCCGTGAAGGCTGACAAACGAGGATTTGGTGCTGGTCATGGTACGCTACTCCAGTTGCTGATTGCTTAATGCTTCATCGGAGGTGCGGCGGGTGCCGCGGTATTCGCCTCTGCTTCCCGTTGGCCGAGGGCAAGGACGAATGCGATGCCGCGAGCGAGCTCAAGCGGCGAAGAGAAAGCATCCCCGTCGATATTGTGGTTCTGGTCGACCTCGACCTTGTCGCGCCATAGCGCGGGCTGGCGGTTCTTCAGCCAGAAGATCGCCGCCGTGGTGTCTGGCGGATAGTGCTCAGTGTACGGGACGATGACCGGGGCGCCCTCGTACTGCAGGATTTTCACCGCGCCGTGGCTGTAGCCGTTGGCCCGACGATACAGGCTCTGCACGACGGTTCCGTCCGCGATCAGCTTCCCGGCCTTTAGGGACTCAAGAAATTCCGGGTGCGCGTGCTTCCAGGTATTGAGCGTCTGTTCCGACACCCCCCAGAAGTCGGCCATCTGCTTGTCGGTGGCGCCCATCAGGGCGAGTTTTTGCGCCTGCTCAATGAAGGCAGGGTCGAACTTGGACGGTCGGCCGCGCTTGGCCTTCTTCGCTTTACTGGATGCTTTGGCCATTGCCCGCGCAAGATAACCCCGCGCGGGTGGAAGTGCTGCGTCTGGTCCTTACTGAGCCGCCAGTATTATCGGTCGGCGCGCGGTCCAAAGGGTCCATTCTTCGCCCACCACCCGCATTCTACGCCGCCGGGCGGGCGGGGTATCGCAAACCTCGATCTCGATCACCCCCCGTTCTGCCACTTCCCCTAAGATAACCCAAACGTCGCGGCGAGGGACTTGAACCAAAGCCATGATTTTGTTGCGCGTGGGACAAGGTTTTCCGACGTGGGCGCGGATCATTGCCACGACATCCCGGTCAATGTCGTCAGATGTACGTTCAGCGCGGCGCTGAAATTCGTCGTGCCTGAAAACGCCCACTGCATGATGTCGCGTTGCCAGAACGACCGGCGGCAGCACAAAAGGTTTGGAAACTATTGGTTTCGGCAATCGCGCCAGAGCGGCCTCACTCATCCCAGCCTTGCGGGCGGCCGACAACATCTTGGCCTTCTCCGCTTGCAGGTACTCGAAATGGGTGATTCCCTCCTTACCCTTCGCGGGATCGACGCGCGCCCTGTCCTCCCGGTATTCCGAGGCGGATACGTTGGGGATCAGGGCGTTCTCGCCGCCAGACTTATCGGTGTCGCGGTCTAAACTCTCGCGCCAGGAAAATGATCGCCGCACATAGGTACAGAAACGGAATTGTGATTTAGAAAGTCAAGCGGATTGTGCGGCTTACGACACAGTGTAACGGCCGAACATGACCTCACGCAGGCGACGCTCGCTCTGCTCTCGCCAGTCCGGCCCGAACGCCTTTTCCATCTCGCCGTCGAGGCGGCGGCTCTCAGCAAAAAGGTATTCTATCTGCGCATCAAGCGCCGCGAGTTCGTCGCGGTTCTTCCACGCCCACACGCGATCAATAATCCAGTCGATCATGCCGCGATCCTAACATTCCGGACGAACCTGCGTCGCCATCCGAGTTTGAGGCTGGCGGCGCAGCCAAGGCACAACCGGCGGCGCGTCACCGTCTCCCGGCAGAAGCCGAGGTGTGCGGCAATCTCGCCGTCGCTGTATCCTGCTCCTGCCATGCGGCGAAGCGTGGCGCTGTCGTCTGCGGTCCAAGTGCGGCCGTTCATGTGCGCTCCTGGTTGGGTGTCCTGACCTTTGGTGAGTTGACCGCCGCGCCATCGGTAGGGGAGGTTTTTCTGGCTGCAACGCGCTTGGCGCACACAAAATCAGGGCCGTAGGCGTCGGCATTGTAAGCGCGTGCCGCAATCCTAGAGTTTGGCGAATTGATGCTGCATCTTTCACCGCCCGTGCAACCAAGCAAGTCGTGCGGGCAGCCGCGCATTGTCTGGCCCGGCCTGAGGGCGCGCCGATCCGGTCGACACATCGGCTCAATATCGCTGTATCTCACTGCATCGCCTCCTGTCGCTGTTGTGAGAGGGTTTGAACCTGTAAGCTTTCGTTACAGGTTGGGCACCGCAACTGTTGAGGATTCCTCAAAGGTTGGCCGCCCATTCGAGCGCCGCGCGGGCGTCAACAATCACGGAATACGGCGAATCCTCGTCGGCCTTCAGGCGCTGTAGTGCGTAGTCAACTGCCTGCTTATGGCTGACGAACGGCGGCGGGCAGCCGCACCACGTCCCCGCGTGATTGAGATACTGCCAGCCGTCTTTGGCATCGTACCGCGTCTGCTTCTTGCTCATGCGTTCCCCAGGAATGCTTTGCGGGCGGTCATGCGGCCACCTTCTGTTGATTGGCGGCCCAAACCTCGCGCACCTGGGCGCATTGGGCGGTCCACGCTTCCTCGGTTTTCGGCGGCGGGCCGAACATCTCGACACGGGCGCGTGAGAGCGCCTGCTCCTCGCAAAGCGTGATCTGCTCGGCAGATAGCACCAGCTTGTCGCGGCGCTTTGCCGCCAGTTCCGACGCCATCAGAACACAGGCCGCATAGACCGCGTGAGGCCGGTTCGCCTTGATCTTCGCGCCCTGCCCGTTTGCCCAATCCTCGAAGTTGCGCTTGCGGCGGGCGTCACGGTCTGCGAGCCACTGGCGGATCGGAGGCCCGGCGTCGCTGCTGCCCTTTCCAAGATCCAACCTGCCGCTGGGCAGGTGCGCCTCGAAGTCGGCAGGAATCGGGAACGGTTGGCCGAACTTGGGCCGGAACGCCGCAAGCACGGCGGTTGCCGCCTCCTCCAGCTTGTCGCCCTCGTGGCGCTGGAGCCGGGCGTAGAATACCGGCTTGAAGGTTTTCATGGCGTCCTGTGTGGCGCCTGGGTAGGCCGCAATGATGCGGGCAAGAAGCTCTGAAACAGTCATTGGATGGCCTCCATGGCTTCGCGGATTCGGCGTTGGTCCC